AAAAGAATAGTATGTAGCTAACCCGCCCATGTTAGTGCTGGCCAGCAAATAGGTATTAGAATATGCTAGGTTGAACGGTTCAAACAAACTTCCACCGTCTCCACCACCAGTGCGTGATCCAATACTACGTCTAAAAAGTTGACGAATACTGATAACTTCTTTAGGCATCACATATTCGTTGGTATCGACTACTAGATCCAAGAATCCAAAACTTTCTTCAACAGCGTTACTACTACGCTGGCGATATTTGGCCAAGGCACGATCGATGGCTTGATTATAATGGATAGGATCTAATTCCACATCGACCATTGATCCTCCAAGAAAGGCATATATATAGTCAACTACGTCTTGGCGGCTTTTTTCAGTTTCGTTCATAATAATATTTAGCATAAATAGGTATATGCCAAGATTGTCACTATACCGTCCGGAAAAGGGCAATGATTTCAAGTTCATAGACCGTGTTGTAAATGAACGCTTTCAAGTGGGCGGAACTGATGTTCTTATTCACAAGTACCTAGGACCAACAAGTCCTAACGCTACTGACGGGGTTACTCCAACTACACCCGATAACAGTACAAATCCTACTCCGGAGTTAGGCATACAAGATGTATTATTCATGGAAAACCGTGATAGAAACTATGAACCAGATGTCTATGTTATTCGCGGTATCTATACCATGCAGGATTTAGATTTTAATTTAAGTCAGTTTGGTATGTTTTTGACCAATGATACAGTTATGATGCATTTTCATTTGCGTGGTCATGTAGATGCATTGGGGCGTAAGATTATGCCAGGGGATGTTATAGAACTTCCTCATCTAAAAGATGAATATGCTATAGACAATAACTTTGTAGCATTAAAAAGATTTTATGTAGTGCAGGATGTTAGTCGTCCTACCAACGGATTCAGTGTCACATGGTACCCTCACCTAGTTCGTGCCAAATGTGTACCGTTGGTCGATAGTCAAGAATTTAATCAAATACTTGGACAAGATAGTGGTAATGGTGATGGTAGTACATTACGAGACATTATGAGTACATACAATCAAAGTATACAAATCAATGATCAAATTGTCGAACAAGCCATGGCAGATTCTCCAGTTGCAGGTTATGATACTTCGGCGTTTTATATTATCCCTACTAGAGAGTCGGGACTTGTTGATTATGCAGATACCAGTGATACATTAGATGATGCCAGCATTGATCAACAAGTATTAGATGCCAGCATGGTATTACATACTCCTAGAAAAAATCTATATGTTGGATATTTGACAGGCAATGGTATGCCTCCTAATGGAGCACCATTCAGCCAAGGTGTTATATTCCCTTACAAGCCAGCACAGGGTGCGTTCTTTTTGAGAACAGATTATCAACCCAACGCTCTTTATAGATACGACGGAACAAACTGGATATTGTTTGAAAAAAATGTTCAAATGACCATGAACGAGTTTGGACAGCAAGATACAACCTCTGGCAGATTTGCTGGTGCAGCAACTAGACAAACTCAGAAAACTGGATTTATTAACAATACCAATACGGCTACTATTAACGGATCAGTTGTTCAAGAACGCCAGGCATTGAGCAAGGCACTAAAACCAAAAGCGGATAATTAAAAATGTATATCTATAAGTTTATACAGAAAAGGCGAGTAATCGCAAATCAGGAGGGTAAGTAGTGGATTTTTTTATGATGGGCAGATAAGACGATATCTTACACAGTTCATGCGGGCATTTAGTAACTTTGCCTATCAGGACGGCACAGGTACCTTGCATCAGGTTCCCGTTATCTATGGTGATCCTAATCGCCAAGCAGCACAGATGTTGAAGAAAAACTCCGAAAATACAATACCTTCGGCACCTTTCATTGCCTGCTATATCAAGGGTTTAGAATACGATCAAACAAGACTACAAGATCCTACATTTGTTAGCAAGTTACAAATACGAGATAGGGCGGTAGATCCTGTTACGGGCCAGCTATTAAATACACAAGGCAGTGGATACACAGTCGAACGCATTATGCCCTGTCCCTACAAACTAACACTGGCAGCAGATATATGGGCAACAAACACCGAACAAAAACTGCAAATCCTTGAACAGATTACTGTATTGTTTAATCCTAGTCTTGAAATACAAACCACAGATAACTATGTTGATTGGACTAGTTTAACTGTTTTACAACTACAGCAATCAGTTTGGTCTAACAGACAAATACCTCAGGGTACAAATCAAGATATCGATATTGCCAACTTGACTTTTGTCACTCCTATATGGATCACTCCTCCTGCCAAGGTTAAAAAACTAGGTATCATTACCAAGATTATCAGTAACATATTTGCCGATGCCCCGGGCACTATTGCAGATAACTACAACAATCTAGATGCTGTATACCCTACACTGGGCAATCAAGTAGGCACAGTAGTTACCACACCGGGTAACTTTGAACTTTTGGTATTAGATGGCGTTGCAACATTGTTAGTTAATGAAGAATCTATAGCAGCATCAGGTGGTAATGTGGGTCGTGGTGCTAGTTGGTATTCTTTACTCGACTTGTATCCTGGGCAGTTTACCGCTAATCTAAGTCAAATAAGACTAACAACACCTGCTGGCAATCAAATCGTGGCCTATATAAGTCTGAATCCCAACGACGATACACAAATGATACTGTCTTATGACATGGATACTAAGCCTAGCAATACCACTATTACCACCGCAGTAGATAGTAGAGGTACAATAGATGCTATCATTAATCCAGAAACTTATGTACCGACGTATCCTGCACGAGGTGTTCGTTATTTGATATTAGAAGGAATCAACGAAGTTCCTGAGTTTGGTACCATGGGCTATACAGGGCCTAAGGCTTGGAAAAATGCCGATCACAGTGATTTCCAAGCCGCTGCTAACGATATTATTCAATGGGACGGAAGCCGTTGGAATGTTATTTTCAATAGTCAAACTACCACAGCCGTTTATTATATAACTAATTCATATACAGGAATACAGTACATATGGGAGAACGGAGAATGGAGCAAGAGTTTCGAAGGAATTTACAGACCTCAGGACTGGAGCCTAGTGCTGTAAATCAAATCGTATGTAGTGGCGGTTTGTTTTTAGCCAAAGATACTCGACGATTTTTATTCCTACTACGCACACAAGGCAAGACTGCTGGCACTTGGGGATTAGTGGGCGGTAAGAAAGAACCCACAGATGCTACACCCTACGAAGCATTGAATAGAGAAATTCAAGAAGAAATAGGAAAGTCTCCTACAATCAAAAAGACTATTCCTTTAGAACTGTTTACCAGTAATGATCAAAACTTTCAATACAACACCTATGTGTTGATTGTAGATCGAGAGTTTATTCCTACCTTAAACGAAGAACATTCAGGATACGCTTGGTGTAGTTTTGATAACTGGCCAAAGCCACTACACCAAGGTGTTAAAAATAGTTTCAGTAATCGAGCAGTTCGTGCCAAGTTAGAACTGCTGCTAGATTTACTGGATTAGTTCAGGACCAAATGCCCATGTGCCTAAGTGGCGCATTTCCATACTGAGTTGTGTATCTACTTTAACAGTATATCCTGCCTGTGCCATTTTTTGGCAAAAGATCATGTCCTCACCTAGGTGATCATTGCTTTCAGGCGTCCAACCAAACTCAAACCAAGGTTGAGCAATCTTGGAAAGAATAGCAGTTTTGACTAACATACATCCCATACCAATACCCTCGACAGACGCTAGTTCATCTTGAGGTTCAAATGGTAAGGGATTTTGCCAATCGCCGATAGTTTCATAGGCAACACCTTTAGCGGGCAGTTGTCTACGGATATAGTTAGCGGCTACAACTGGTTCATTATGTGCCATTAATCTCAAGGCGGTGGTAGCAGGAAATACCATGTCGCTGTCTAACCATAACATATATTCAGCGCCAACTTTTTGTGCTTCAAGTCCTAGTCGTTCACGCTGTGTTAATAGTACTGTACTGGCATCCATGATAACATGAGTATCAATACCACTAGAAGTATTAAGTTTGACAAGCTCTGTTAAAGACTTAGCAAAGGCTGCATGAAGCATGTCACGGCATGGAACCAATACAGCCAACTTGCCTTTCTTCAGGCTCCATTTGCTAGATTCGAAAATGCTT